TTTCGTCAGGTTGCTCCTCTGCAGGATCAGGATCATCTTCACCAGGCACTGTGTCAGAACCAGACGAACGAGCCGGACGGCCAGTCGGATTGGTCATGTTCCGATGCCCATATCGGCCAGAGCTCGGCGCCGTGGGGTCCGCAGCGATGTTGAGCGCGCGCTGCAGAACTTCCGGATCGTCCATGTCAGTCACCCAAGTGGGAACTGCGGTTTCACTCATTGTTTACCTCCGGCATTTAGAGTAAGAAAAAGGGGAGAGGGTAGGCATAGGGGTGGGTCTCCCTCTCCCCATCACTCACGCCGCTTGTAGTTCCAGGCTTACCAAGCGACGCCAGTGATCGTGAACACCGCACCAGTGCGGCGCTTGTTCCAGCTGATGTCCCAGAGCAGGCGCAGTGCCATGCTCGCGGTCTGGAAGAGCGAACGCACCGGCTGGGCGAAGTCAGCGACGGCTGCTGTGCCAGGCGTGCCGCCCGGCGCAAGACCCGCGCCATAAGCGATCGGATCGACCGTTCCGGCAGTCGGCGGAACCGTTGCCGGGGTGGACTCCATATGCAGCGTGGCCTGCTCGCTCAGGTCAATCTGCGGAACCGAGTCATAGGCAGCGGCGAGCTCGGCGCCGTCCGCGAGGTACACGATGGCAGAAGGCACAGAAGTCGAGGCGAGCACCGGGATGCCCATCAGGGTTCCCTGCGCGACCTCATCGCGGAACATGAAGTTGCCCGCCGCGTTCGTTACCAGCGACAACGACAGAAGCCGCTGGGTGTTCATAATCCAAACCGGCTGACGACCGACGTTGTTGGTTGCCATCGAAGCGATAGCCGCCTTCAGATCGGTGATGATGTTGGCCAGCGCAGTGCCCGAGGAGGCCACCGTGTTCGTGTCGGCGAGGCTCTGCAGACCGGCAGGGCGCAGCGTCGCAACGGCATCGACATCATCGAGGAAGAGCGTGTCGATGGTCTCGCGGGTGTCCGCCGTCATCATGTCGCGGAGCAGCGGCTCGATGGCGGGGTCGCTGAACTGCGCGAGCTCCTTGGTGAAGGTGGAGATCACGCCCAGCTTGTAGGGTTCCAGGCGCGTAGACGCCAGGACGACCGACTTCACCGGGATCGGCGCACCCTCGGCGACGAACGCACCGGCCAGCGTGCCCGAGGAACGCGCAGGCAGACGGATCTTGGTGTTGCCGAAAGTGAAGGTGGCCATCGGAACGTTGAAGAAGATCGAGTTCGGCCGCAGAACCTCGATGAAGGCTCCGACCGTCTCGCCGACGAGCTCGTTCGCCCAACCCGTTGCAGCGGTCGTCGCAGGCTCGGTCACCGCGCGGACAATCGCCTCGAGCTCGGAGCTTCCGCCGTAGCTCTTGCTGATGATGTCCGAGTAGGACCGACGCTCGGTGTGGCCGCGCGCAACCACAACAGCACTACGGAACCAAAGGTCCGCAGGGTCCTTCTTCCCGCGCGAACGAACGCTGCCCGGCGCCGCGAGGCTGCGCGACTGCGGTGCATCGTTGTCCTGATCGGCCGGTGCCGCCGAAGCGGCAAGAGCACGCTGCGCGTTCTGCAGGACCGTAAGAGCCTTGTTCTCTTCCTCGATCCTCGCAGTCAGCTCCTCGATCTGCGTAGAGCGCGTCTCATCGAGGTCATCGGCAACGCTAATCTCCGTGATCTGATCACGGATGTTCGCGATCGAGGCCGAGCGAGCCGCGATGCGTTCTGCCAGAGTGGCCATGGGTGGTACCTTCTTGGTGGTTGAGGCGGCAGAACGGGCGGACGGCCCGTTGCGCGAGGACACCGGAGACTCAAAGATCGTCTCCATAGCCTCACGCGACATTCCCATGGCCTTCGCGACGGAGAGCGCCTCCGGATTCGCAGGAATGGACACCACGGAAATTTCGAGCAGATCGGACTTCATGTAGCGGTAGCCACCGGTCCGATTGCCTTTTTGGTCGAGAATGGGTTCGATCGCGCGCGGATCGGGCTGAAACCCAACGCTCACGGCGCGGAGCACGCGCTGCTCAATCATGCCGCGGATCATATCCGCGATGGAGCTGATGCCCGGCTTGACCATCTCAAGCGTGGCCATGAGCTTGCCGTCTTGGACGTGTACATCTTTCCACGTGCCGATGGGGTTTGCGCCGTTGTGTTGCCAAAGCGCAACCGGGTTCTTCTTGAACTGGTTGAGTTGCCAACCCTCAGCGACGATGATGTCGCCATAGCGGTCTACAGCCTCAGAACTCGCCACATAGGTCCAGATGTCCTTGCCTTGATAAGCGAGGGTGTGACCCCGACTGACAGGCTCTCGCCGACTGTAATCCTCACCGCCTGTGCTGTCGAGCGGCGCAAAGACGGGAGTGGCGCGGTGCCGGGGCTGCATTTCTTACTCCTTAGATCACGAACGGCAAGCCCGCATCGGGCTCCGAGATACGCATCTCACCGACCGCCATGATCATCGCGACCAGCGGATCGATACGGCATGACGGTCGAGACTTGTCCACCTTGACGTTGCCAGCGGGGTCACGCGTCAACGTGGCTGAGGACGCTGCATAGGTCAGAACCGGATGACCACCGTGACGGACGCGCTCATTGAGAAGCAGCTCCGTGACCGCCTCGATGCGCGGACTCATGTCTCGGTAGCCCTGACCAACAGGCTTAAGCGGCAGTTCCAGCCCGTGACGCTGCATGGCACGCTGGAATTCAACGATACGCCAGCGGTCATACGCAACGGAAGACAGATTCATATTCTCCGTCATCTTAGAGACGTCCTGAACGACGTAGTCCAGGTCCACGGAGTTGCCTGTGATGACAGTCAAGAGGCCCATATCACGCCAGGCAATGTAGGGCGCGCGATCGCGCGTTGCGCGCTCTATGAGCGTATTCGCTGGCGTCCAGCTACGGACCAGGCAGTGCGCGTTGCCCTCGTTGTCCTCGGTCGTCAGCACGAGCGCGGTAAGGTCCTGCTTGGCAGAAAGATCGAGGCCACCAAAGACAGGACGGCCATCGGTAAAGAGATCGGTCACCACGGTGCCGGCATTCGAACGCCAAACAGCCGGAGTGCAGAAGCCGGTGCCGCCCACGATGCGCTGATTGAGGTAGTAGCGACGGAAGGATAGCTCAGCAGACGGCAGACGCTTGGCACGGTCAGAGGCTTCCTTGAACTCCGCCGGGTTGCGGAAGAGCCCATAGGCAGGGTGGCAACGCTTCCACACCGCTTCAGAATGCGCATCCGCGTTCAGATCGGCCGCGTAGAGGATGACCTTTGTGCGACTGTCGCCCGACGAGATCGCATCGTCAAGCAGCGTGCTGAGAAGATCGGTGTCTTCCGCCGCCTGCGTGCTGATGATCAGGCTCTTCGGAGCCTCCTGCGCACCGAACGCGGTCTCCAACGCATCGTAAAGCTCATCACCCTGGCCCTTGACCTGCCCGAGCTCATCATGGATGACGAACACCGGGCTCAGACCATGCGCGCGCTGCGCGTCTGCCGAGAGGGCGCGGTACTCGACGTTGTAGCGCAGACCCTTGATGACCTTGCGGCTCTCTGTGTATCTGATCTCTTCACGCAACCATGGCGTGAGGTTGCTAATCTTCACCGCCAGATTGAACACGAGCGATGCCTGGTCGCGCGAGCGCGCTGCAGAGTAAACCTGACTGTTGATGCGGGCCAGAGGGCCAGCAACGGTCGCAAGCATCAACGCAGCAGCGAATGCGCTCTTTCCGCTCTTGCGCGGGATGGAAATGATGATACGACGCACATCAGGGTCGCAAAGAGCCTTGAGCGCCTCTATCTGATAGCCAAGAAGCTTCCACTGCTGACCAATCAGCGGTCCCTCTGGGATACGGAGGGACTCCATATACGCGACCATCTCACCGAACAGCGTCGCGCCAGGGCGCAACGGCACCTGCCCAACAGGCGTGCGTCCGGAGAACGGTACATGCGGCGCCGGGGCTTTGGTGCGACGCTGGGGCTTGGCAGCCCGCTCCGCTTCACGTAGAGCAGCGCGATCCGCCTTTACTTTCGCGCGCTCAGCTTCGCGTTCTGCTCGCGCTATCTCACGACGCTCGGCAGCACGCAGTTTGCTCTGCGCAGCACGTTCCCAGCGTGGGATATGGCGAGGTTCCGTTGCGTCGCTCATTGACGCGCATCACTCCTGTCTGGCCTACCACTCGGCCTGTTCCATGGCGAGTAGCTGAGTTGTGGCAGATCAGACGAGGAGGCGTTGTGTGGCACGGCATTCTCGCGCAGACGGTCTTCCTCTGTCTTGTCTGGCTTGCTCGTGAACGCGACAGTCTCGCGTGCATGAGGGTTGAGACGCAACAGCTGCGAGAGCTCGCGCATAACGCGCAGATTGGTCAGCAGCGACGTAATGTTGGTCGGCGGATCGGTAGCCTCCTCCGCATGCTGAAATCGGATTACCGCACGCGCGTAGCTGGTTAGCAGCGGTGGATCGGCTTCAGTCCAGTAACCAGGCCGAGAATGCACCGCGTTGAAGAACACCACACGCTCCTCGGGAGACAATTCCCGCGTCGGTAGCACATCATCATCAGCGATGATCTTCGGC